TAGCTAGAGCCTATAGTAAGATTTTATCAGCAGCAGAAATAAAACAAAACTTTAACGCACATCGAGGAAGATATGGGTTATGAGTGCATATAACAATACTTGATATAAGGGAGATATGTATTATGGGTGCATATAGCGGACCAGAGATAATTGATACAGGACTAGTAATGTATGTTGATGCTAGTAATGCCAGATCTATTAAAGGAAAACGCAGTATAATAAACTGGAATAACTGGACAGTGGGTACAGGCGGCGTAGCTGGTTACGGAGCAAATGGCTCTACAGCTGAGAATCAAAGATTATTAGATACAAACCCTTGGGGCACAACTGATGTAGTATGGGGTAGTTACCCTACTGGAACGTCTGACGCAGACGGAGGGTGGGATGGCTCGTACTTTTCTATTGACAGGACTAAACTGTATCGTTTTAGTACATGGATACGAAGAACTAGCGCCACATCTGGAGGAACTTTTTATCTCGGAACTAACGCAGACGGAGAAGGTGTTAGAAGAACTGACAACGGAGCAGTACAAGGCAATCCTTACTGGGACTGTAGAGGTATCGGCTGGATGACACAGAATCAGTGGTATCTGGTAACAGGGCACATTTATCCAGTAGATAGTACATTTACAGGAAGACATCCAGAAAGTGGCGTATATACAGTGTCTGGTGGAAGATTTGGCGACATTGGTGGTTGTAATATTGGTAACGATCTAAAGTGGGGAGTTAACTGTACTACTGCAATGCACCGTTCCTATCACTACTATTGCCCTGATAATACTAGTAGACTGCAATGGTATCAGCCTCGTGTAGATTTATGCGACGGAACAGAACCTACCATTTTAGAGCTACTTAACAATGCAGGAAATACTTGGTTTGATATGAGTGGCAATAACCATCATATAACATTGGGTTCAGGTGTAACATATGATAATACAGCTGGAGGAGTTTTAACATTCTCAAAAGATGCAAACGGCTACGGCAGAAATAGCACTATGAATTTAAGTGGTAGTAACAATACAGTCATTTCAGTAGTAAGAAAACTATCAGCTGGCGATTCTGGTAGAACTATAACAGCGTTAAATAACAACTGGTTACTTGCACACCACGATAATACATACGGAGACTATTTTGCTGAGGGCTGGGTAAATGATGTAGGCTCGCCAGCATCGGACACCACGTGGAGAATGTTTACAGGAACTGGAAACGTAAGTACAGACGTATGGGAAGCGTACATCAATAATGCACTAGTAGTATCAAATGCCAACGGATCGCAAGGACCAAATGGCTGGAACTTAAACAGTCAATATTCTCAGCATTCTTCCTGTCAAATTGCTAATCTTATAGCATTCAATAGGGTGCTAACTGCAAATGAAATAGCTCAAACATTTAATTCATTACGTTCAAAGTTTGATATTTAAACTAGTATAAATAAGAAGAGAGAAATAAACATGGCACATTCAGATAAAAATATTGTTATAACCCCAGCTAGAAGTAACGCCGCAGCGGATCCAGGAATCGTATTTTCAGGAGCTGACGCCGCCACAGGTGCACAGAATATAACGATGAAAGTGTACCCTACTAACAGCGGTACAATCAGCTTTGAAGGTTCGGCAGGACAGTTATTCAGTATTACCAACACTATGTCAGGCACTATTTTTAGTGTTAACGATGTGTCAGGTGTGCCTAGCATTGAAGTGTTAGACACTGGTTTAATACGACTAGGACAGTACAGTGGATTTGTTGCATTTGGTAATAGTCCAGCAGTCACCGCAGCAGGCTCAACACAAGCTACTGCAACTCCTATAACTCGACAAGTTGTCTTAGTTACTGGCGGCACTGTTAATACTGGTGTTATTTTACCAGCACCGGTAGGTGGCGAACGAGTTTTTATTCGTAACAACCTAGGTGTTGATATTAAAGTTTATCCACAAACTGGTGGGCAGATCAGCAACAGCGGCGTAAACACCGGAGTTACTTTGTCAGCAGGCTCATCATTAGAGTATGTTGCATGTAGCCCAACTCTATGGTTTACAGCCAACGCAACCTACGCTTAAAATAAGTCGATTAAGTCAAATATTGTTTCGAGTTTTGCTCGAACAATCTTGCTTGAAAAACTGTTCCTTAGTCCTTGGTGTAAGGGCTTCGGAGCACCGTCAATGACTGTCCATGCCCAGCCACAATGTTCTTGACTAAGCACAGGAACAAACTCATCTGCTACTACACATAGATAAGTGTGAAAGTTAAACACTGTATCGTTGCTGACAAATGTCTCCAACGGAATAGTTTTAACTATAGTGGGCACTTGTCCTATTTCTTCTTGTACTTCTCTCTGTAGACCTTGCCACGGAGTTTCTTGGCTTTCGTTAGTACCACCAACTAGACTCCATGTGCCTCTGTGTTTGCCTGTGGCTTTTTGCAACAGTAAAAATCTATGTGTGTTTTTAGCATAAAACAGCGCACCACTGCATACAATACGTTCTTTAGAGTTCAAGTCTCCATTCCCCTCGGCGATATATACCATCAAAACTCTTTTCCCAACTTACACCGTTCCACGCATATTGTGTTCCGGTATAGATATTAGTCAAATAAACCATAGTGTCGGCACTTTCGTTAGCTGAAAATATAACAGACCACGCAGTACCACTCCATTCGATTACATCATTTGCCGCGGCGATGAAATCTGTGCCATCAGCATTTTTCCACGCATCGGGTCCGTCTTCATTAACATACAGCTCGTAGGCAATCTCACTGCCAGCTGCACACGGATTATCTAATGTAATGACATAGTTTCCAGTGTCAATATTGTCCGGAGTTCTAACACTACCCGATCCAACTTCTACTCCGTTAACAAATATTTTATGATCATTTACTTTTCTATGCAAGACATTTGTATTGATACGCTGTATTCTGCTTTCCGAAATAAACGTATCTTTTAAGCCACCGCCAATATCTTCTAGAATAAGATATCTAGCGCCTGCTGTTAGGGTTGGTCTGGTTCGTTGAGGGTCTATGATAGCATCAAATGTTCCGAGACTTGCTCTAACGCCCGACGGAATATCCACATCAGTTGGGTAAGTATCTTGATCCCAGTTGGCAATCATAATCGAATCATCAAGTGCATTAACTGTTACATAACCTACTACATAGGAGCCATTAGGCTGACGTAGATACAGTCTGGTTAGACCTGGTTGATACACGTCTGGTTTAAGTTGGATTAACATTTGCCATGCTAGATAATCTTGATCAGGTTCGCTACTTATTAATCGAACCTGAGTTCCAGCAACCTCAATATCGTAGTTACCAATGGTAAGAGTTTGACCAAACAGAGGATTAGACGCTACAATCTCAATGTCTGCAACGTTATTGTCAGAGCCTAATCCTGGAATGTAAGTAGTTCCGCCGTCGGTGCCTGCTAATATGTTTGAAATAATACTAGTGGTAATGCCTAGACGTTTAACTTTAGCAGGAGGACTAATATAAATTGGAGTAGTCAACGTTATAGTAGCAATATCAATATCGGTACCAGTGCCCATTGGAATACTTCTAGAGCTAAAAATCACATCCTCCATATCAACTACAGTTAAACTGGCCCAGTCAACGTAGTTGTCAGTAGTTTGAATTTCAAGACTTGGATTAAACAGCATCAATAACTGTTCAAGTATTTGTAACTTTTGATCAGTGCTGCTGCTCCATATCTCAACTTTGACACTGAGCTTAAAGGGAGTAGGCATCATACGTTCAACAGTGTATGAGTCGCCTTGTGTGCTGAGATATTCGCCTGTTCCAGTATTCACTGCTCGCTCTCTAACGTGTATCTTACCAACAAAGCTAGGGTCCGCCAGTCGGTCTTTGTCTAAATCTAGTTCAGTTATATGTACCGCAATCTTAGGCGAACTCAATACAGTATTTTCACTATTGTTGTTTACAACAGTAGACACTTGGCGATCAGCATCGCCGTAGATTACCGGCACTCTAGTCAGTGTGCCATCACCATTTTTAACTAGAAAGTTGCTTAACAGCCTTATGATTTGTACTAGATATCGGCGTACTTGTCCGTCATAAAAATATTGCATTATAGATCAGCCTTTGGTTTCATTGCTTTAGACAAGGCAACTCGTTGTTCAGTAGAACCGCTGTATAGTTTCCACGAAACTTGTTTGCCTGCAGGAGCAATTTCGCTAAATGTAAACAATGCTTTACCTCCTACTCCGGAAGTAACAGTCACAGTTGGGAATGTGCTATCACCAATAACTGCTGTGGCAAACATTCCCACAGTAAATGTTATAGTAGTTTGTAGTGTAGTTGCATTGACTGTGGGAGTATAGAAGTCACTAGTCACTAGACCAACGCCAGTCTTATCGGCATTGTTAATGAACGAGCCTTTAAATGTATTTCTAGTTGTAGTATTGCTAAGTGTTGTTCTAACGTTGTCTTCAAACTTGACCCATCTAGTACCATCATATCTGTACAGTCTGTTGGGCATAAAATCAGTACGCAGAAAGAAGTCACCGCCAGCTGGCGCTGCTGGGAATGTTATGCCATGTCCAAAATCTACACCGTTTGGTGCAATACCGTCGCCTGTTAAGTAACCGCTGTAGCCATTGCGTTGAGGACGTTTTGCCACACGACTTACATCCATTCCGCTGGCATCTCCAAGAGCACCGCCTAAGCTAGCATCTAGTGTTGATGAATCTACAGTTTCTAATGCTGCACGGCCATTATCATCTATAGCTAATGTATAAAAATGCTGTGTTTCATAACCGCTCATTGGAGCATTAGTTTCAGCTTCAGTTAGTGCTGCATCGTTAATCTGAATAGACTTATTGTATGTACTGAGTAGATCTCTAAGAGTATTGTCAGTTTCTTCTAAAGTAACGGGATCAACAATCTTTTGATCAAATATTTCTTTGTACTGCTGACTGTCTACAATCTTAGTTAACTTTAATCTGTACAAGTGCGGAAACCACGTGGGACTAAAGCCCTCTGCTGCTCGGCCCACATCGCTAATAACAAAATATTTTGGTAAACTTACGTCAAAGTCACCTAGTGCAAACTCATCTCTAGCATGTGGCAGCTCTATAACGTCACCATTGATAGGTTTTCGACCAATAGTTTCTAAAAAGTTATTGATATGCACTGTCATGAATACTGTGTCATTGTCAATGAACAGACCAAACTGACTAAGGTTAAAGTCTAAATCTTGTACGTTGTAAATACCGCGAATGTGATAGATGCTAGGATCGTATTTTCTATCTCTGTTTTCTAAAAATACTAGATCCTGAATGCCTGTAACACCTAACGTGTCGTTAGGATTATTAGGATCTTGAGGGCCTAGGTATTTGTGCAGGTAGACATCCGTGCCCCCTACTTGGAACATTTCATTAATCTGTCGATCAATAAACTTGTAATCGTTGCCTTTTTCCGGGCGATAAAGTGATAATCTTGGCATAGTACTATATTTAGCGATAAATAGATTGGGAGATTAAAATGTCACAGGTAAACATCCAAGCAGAAAAACAAAAAGTTTATGATTACGTGCGAGCAATGCTGGGCGACGGCATGATCGACGTGGAACTAGACCCAATTCATTACGAAATCGCCCTAGACAAAACTATAGATAAGTTTCGTCAGCGTAGTTCTCATGCAGTAGAAGAGAGCTACATGTTTTTAGAACTGCAAAAAGATACTAATGACTACAGATTACCCGACGAAGTTATTGAAGTAAGATCGGTATTTAGACGATCTTTAGGATCTAGAACAGGCAGTGGTACAGGTGCTGATTTTGAACCATTCAGCCTTGCCTATACCAACACATACTTGTTAAACAGCACAATGCTGGGCGGCATAGCCACTTATGAAATGTTTGCTCAATACCAAGAACTTGTTGGCCGCATGTTTGGCGCATACATTGAGTTTCAATGGATTCCACACAGCCATACCATACGAATTTTACAAAGACCGTTTGTAGCAGGCGAAACTATCATGTTACGCTGCTATAACTACAAACCAGACTATCTGATAATCAACGACATATATTCTAAGCAATGGGTTAGAGATTACACTTTAGCAGTTTGTAAAGGTATATTAGGAGAAGCTCGCAGTAAGTTTGGAACAATTGCAGGG